ATTGAGTTTGTGATAATTTCAGTTTGATTACCGTTTTTATCAATAACCAAATCAATTTCAAGTCCCATATCAATTACCTGACCACTTTCAATGTCCACATAATCGTTAATCATACGATATTCAGATAGGTAATTTAAAATGTTGTTTTTCAATGTGGTAGATACGGTATCAGAAAGATTTCCGTTCTCGTCATATGATAACAATTTGATTTTTACCTTGTTATCTTCTTCCATTACATTAACCTTAGCAGGTGCTCCGTATGTGGATGGCATTGTTTCAATCAATGATTTATAATCATTCAATGTAACCGCTCTGTTTTGTGCCGCAAAGTTGTATGCAATCATGTTTCTGATTTCATCAATTGAAGGTTGGTCAGCTCCACCGATTGCCGGTGTAATGTTTGTTACAATCAGAGATTGATTTACTTGAGTGTTTATTGACGAATTTGGTCCCGTTAATACAAAATCCACATCATCAATACTTGTAATGACGTTCACACCCAAATTACTGTCTTTACCTCCACCAATACGATATTTGATGAATACTGTGGTACCTACTTTAGGTAGTGCACCTAATGACATATTATTTAGGTATGTTCCCAAGTTTACTTTTAGTGAACCATTCATATAATCATCAAGATTATCCATCGGGTCCACGTTACCACTACCAAAGGTTACTGAGAAGTAACTTTCAGGGGTATATTCTGTAATAAATTTATTAGCAACTGAAATGTATTTTCCTGCTCTGAAATTATCTCTATCAGAAGCATTTGTTGGGTCCTGAACGAATACTTTATCTTGGATTAAAGATTTAACCTCATACCATTTATTCGTTGGGTCCAAGAATTCTGAGTTTGTTGGGTTACCGGCGAATGATGTTCCGTCTTTATGGATTACTGCCGTTACGCCCAAAACATTTTGTTCAGGTAAATAAAGTTTTAAGAAAGGTTTTTGGTCAAGTTCAGTTATAACTTTTCTGAAAATTCTTGTAACACCGTTAACAACCGCCTCTCTTTTAACAATTGTATATGATACTAATCTATTGTTACCATCAAAATTTGGAATCTTTAATCTGTTAGGTTCTCCTTTACTATTGAATGGGTTAGCAAAATCAATATCTTCAATCGTTTCAAATGATTGTCCGCCACCACTAACCTGAGCACCGGCTTTAATTGTACCCAAATAACGTTCATCCTCTTTATCACCTCTAACAGGGACATTTATACTAAAATCACACAATGCAACTGAAGGTCTCGTACCCGGTAATCTGATACCATATGTTTTAGCAATATGAAAAAGAGATTGTCTTTGTTGTGCAAAGTCCAACATCGTTTCTTGCCAAACTCTATCGATATGGTAATGTAAGTTATCGGTAACCGCCGCGTTTAAATCTAATAATACAGAATAAATTGACGCATCATTAGTATTCTTTACTAAATCAGGATAATATTCTTTTGTGAGATTAACTAATTCTTGTCTTAACCCCGCAAAATCTCTTGTTGCGTATGATATCTTTTTAGCCATGTTATATGTTAATAATTATAAAATCTGACGAACTAAATGGTTCATTATTAATGTCGTAATCGAGTCTAACTTTCGCAGTGTATGGTTTACTTGAACTATCCGATACCCTAAATAATCTTGCATCGTCTTCCTCACTCACACTTCTTGGTTCCTCATCATCTTGGTCCGCGGCAGTAATTCTTATTGATGTGATATCCAAATTAGGAATGTATTTTTTTACCGTGGTTCTTATCTCATCCTCAATCATTTGGAATGTAACCGCATCGTTTGGTTCAAAAATGAACTCATACAATCTCGTACCAAAATCAGGTAAATAATAACGTGTACCTCTTCTGGTTAAAATTAGATGTAATAGATTCGCCCTAATCTCCCTGTCAGGTGCTTCTGTCATCTCAAGGAAATTACCTTTTCTACTCTCTCTAAATGGATAATCTATACCATACGTTGTCGCCATATCAATAAATATAAAGAAAGCCGGAATACATATAAATAAAAAATCCCGACTAATGTCGGGATTATGTAGGTTTAGTGTTAACTTATTTTAGGAACCACATCCTTCACACTCAAATGGTGAATCTGTGGGTCTTGATACATTAACCATCTCCATTAACTTCATTTCTTCTGAAGTGTCCTGAATAAAGTTATTAGTTGTAGGTACCTCAATAACTTCAGAAACAGGTTTAACGGTAGAAGTATCAATACCTAACCCTTTTAGTGGGTCAACCGCCGCTCTTGTTCTGAGGTAGTACATACCAGTTTTCAATCCAAGTTTCCAACCGTAAAGATGTGCCGCCAATACTTTTTGTTTGGAAGCATTATCAATGAATAAATTCAATGATTGTGATTGGTCAATAAAGATTGAACGATTTGCCGCCATGGATAAGATTCTCTTTTGTGACATCTCCCATACGGTTTTAAACACCTCTTTGATATCTGTTGGGATTTCAGGAATGTTCTGAACCGAACCATTTTCCATAATCAACTTTTTCTTGATATCGTCTGACCATATTTTTCTTTCGAGTAATACTTTAACTAAGTGTTTGTTTACCACAATAAATTCACCGCCAAGAGTTCTTCTTGAAAATAAATTAGATGTGAATGGTTCAAACGCTTCGTTATTACCTAAAATTTGTGCGGTAGATGCTGTTGGCATAGGTGCCACCAATAATGAATTTCTAACACCGAATTTTAAAATCTCTTTTCTTAAAGATTTCCAATCCCATCTACCACTCAAATCCTTATCGGATTTACCCCATAATTGATATTGGAAAATACCTTCAGAAAGTGGTGAACCATTAAAGGTTTCGTATGCTCCGTTTTCTTTAGCAACATCTTTTGATGAAGCTAATGCAGCAAAATAAATTGTTTCGAAAATATCCGTTTGTAGTTTATCGGCATTTTCACTTTCAAATGGTAGTGACAACATACAGAACACATCCGCCAATCCTTGAACACCTAAACCAACAGGTCTGTGTCTCATATTTGAACGTTTTGTTTCCTCAGTTGGGTAGAAGTTCAAGTCAATTACATTATTTAAATTTTGTACAACTTGGTAGGTGTACTCATATAATAATTCATGACTGAATTCACCATCTACCACGTATTTTGGTAATGCAATCGATGCCAAATTACAAACCGCTTGTTCTTCAGGACTTGAGTACTCAATAATCTCCGTACATAAGTTTGAAGATTTAATTGTTCCCAAATTCTTTTGATTTGATTTGTAGTTTGCCGAGTCTTTATATAACATATAAGGTGTTCCCGTTTCAATCTGTGCAGTAAGAATTGAATCCATCAATTTTCTCGCCTTAACAGTTTTACGTGCTCTACCTTCTTGTTCGTATTGTTCGTATAAACGAGTGAACGCCTTGTCTTCTGGTGTATCATACGTATCAGATAAACCCGGCGCTTCGTCAGGTGAGAATAATGACCAATCTCCGTCACTCTCAACTCGTTGCATAAATAAATCAGGTGTCCACATTGCCAAGAACAAATCTCTTGCTCTCATCTCTTCTTTACCGTGATTCTTTCTTAAATCAATAAATTCGAAAACGTCTGCGTGCCATGGTTCAAGGTAAACAGCAAAAGAACCTTTTCTTTTACCACCCTGATTAATCCAACGAGCAACCTCATTGTATGTTTTCATCATAGGAAGAAGTCCATCAGATTCTCCGCCCGTACCTTTAATGTATGAACCTTTAGCTCTTACATCATGTACGTGTAATCCGATACCGCCCGCCCATTTAGAAATCTTAGCAACGTCCTTAATGGTATCAAATAAACCATCAATATCATCACCTTTGTTTCCAATCAAGAAACAAGAAGACATTTGTGGACGACGAGTTCCCGCATTGAATAGTGTTGGTGTTGCGTGGGTGTAAAAATGTTGTGATAAATCATCATAGATTCTCAAAGCCATTTCCAAATTACCATTACAAATACCAACGGCAACTCTCATGTACATATATTGAGGTCTCTCAACAATACGTTTACCAATCTTTAAAAGATATGAACGTTCTAATGTTTTAAAACCAAAATAATCAAAATCCAAATCACGTTCTTGTCTGATTGCACCGTCAAGAACTTCTCTATTTTGATGAACAAACTTAGCAACATTATCATCAATTAATGACGATTCTTTGCCTGTTTTTGGTTCAATAAATGAGTGTAGTTCTTTTATTGCTTGTGAGAACTTCTTTGGGGTTGTTTTATGTAGATTAGATACTGCCAAACGACCTGCTAACTTCGCATAATCAGGATGTGTTGTGACTAATGATGCGGCAGTTTCTGCCGCCAATATATCAAGTTCTACAGTTGAGATTCCGTCATATATACCTTGTGTTACTTTAAGAGTAACTAAGGTTGGGTCCACATATTCAATATCCAAATCATCACAGAAGTATTGCATTCTTCTTGTGATTTTATCATATCGCATCTCCTCGAGGGAGCCATCTCTTTTCTTTACTTTCATATCATTCAATTATTTAAAAATCGATATCATCGATATTGGTTATGTCATCAATAGATGAATTGTTGGAGACTCCTGCCTTTTGATATTCGGCAACTCTTTTTTCAAAGAAATTTGTTTTACCTTGAATCGCAATGTTCTCCATGAAATCAAATGGGTTAGATGAATTGTAAACCTTAGGTACACCTAATGAAACCAATAATCTATCGGTAACAAATTCCAAATATTGTGACATAAGGTCAGAGTTCATACCAATTAAACGAACTGGTAGTGCCTCAAGGATGAATTCCTTTTCGATTTCTAATGCCCCACAAATAATCTCTTTGATTTTAGCTTGTGTGAGTTTCTTTTGTATGTGATTGTTGTACAAATGACAAGCAAAATCACAGTGCATTCCCTCATCACGAGAAATAAGCTCATTTGAGAATGTTAATCCCGGCATTAAACCACGTTTTTTGAGCCAGAAAATAGAACAGAATGAGCCAGAAAAGAAAATACCCTCAACCGCGGCAAATGCAACGATTCGTTCAACGAATGAGTCGGAGTTAATCCACTTGATTGCCCATTCCGCTTTCTTCTTGATAGCCGGTACCGTCTCAATTGCGTTGAACAGAAGATTTTGTTCTTCCTTATCTTTAATGTATGTGTCAATCAATAATGAGTATGTCTCACTATGAATGTTCTCCATCATAATTTGGAATCCGTAGAACATTTTAGCTTCAGTATATTGAACTTCATTAACAAAGTTCATTGCCAAATTTTCATTCACGATACCATCAGAAGCCGCGAAGAACGCCAAAACGTGTTTTACGAAGTGTTGTTCATCTTCGTTTAATTTACTTTCCCAATCATTAATATCTTGAGCTAAGTCAATTTCTTCTGCGGTCCAAAAGCATGCTTCTTGTTGTTTGTAAAGTTTCCAAATATCGTGGTGTTCGATTGGGAAGAGGACAAAACGTCCTGGATTTTCTTGTAAAATCTTTTCTTTCATGTTCTAATAAAGTTTTTGATTATCGATTTAACAGCTCTTGTCTTTTCTTAAACATCTCAGCTGCTCTGTTTGAATTTGTTTTGACTTTTTCCTCTTGGTGTCCAAGTAGGGTTGTTTGTGTTTCGGTGTCAATCACCAAGAACTTGTTGTCAAACTTACAGTTGTTCCAAATGATACCATCTTGACCAATACGTGATTTAAGTAGGGTCATTGTTGCCAAATTGTGTTCTTTCTGTTCGAGAGTTTTACCAACAGACAATACAACGTGTCCAATTTGTGCCTTTTTGATAGAACCACCCATTTGGTCGGTTGTAACGACTTCAGATGAGATTGATTCTCTGTTACCTTGAGTTGCCGTCCAAATAGCAATATCGAATTCTCCGGTCATTGCCTCCAAACTTCTCATAACAGAACCCTCACCTTTCCATTCTTCACCAAAATTACTTCTCTCAGGTGAAATACAATCAACATAATCGATTAATAGTAGGTCCAATTTCTTACCATCAGAAAGATGTTTTCTGATTCTTGATTTGATTTCGGAAATGGTGATTGAGTCACTTGGTAATTTAATAATGTTTAAAGAACCTTGACTTGTTTGTTGAATTTCTTCAACCATTCTTTTAACTTCATCTTTTCTTTCAGGTTGTTCGTCTGGTTCAATACCTGTCCAAAGTGTGAAGTGTTTCTTTTTAATATTTGCAGGATTGTCTTCAAAAAAGATTTGAAGTACATTGAAATCGTGATTGTATGCCGTGTTAGAGAACAAGGTTAACAAAGTTGTTTTACCTGTCCCTGTTGGAGCCAACACCACTCCGAGTTCTCCTCTACCCAAACCACCTTTCAAAACATTATCAACACCGGTAATTCCTGTTGGAATTGCTTGTCGATTATCTTTTTCAAGTGCCGAATCGATGTCGTGAAACACATCCATGGATTCTTCGGGAGGAAGACCAACTTGTAGAGCTTTTTGTATAATACCTTCAATTGTTGGGTACTCATGAAATGCTCCATTGTCGATAATAGAATTGATTTTCTTTAACTCCTTTCTAAGGTTTTGTTGTTTACAGAAATTCAACGCCTCATCTTTCACTAATGAAGCATCCTGTGTGTTTTCTTTGATTGCTTCAAGAGTATCCAAATGGATTCTTGCACTCTCTGGTGACCCCATTTCTGAAGTTATTTTAAGTGCCAAACTATCATAGTTCGGAACTTTGGAATACTTCTTATAGTATTCTTTAATATGTTCAGAAATGAATTTAAAAGATACGTTATCAAAGTACTTGTTCTCGATTACATCAATGATTTGTTCCCCATATTTTTTGTCCTCAATAATTGCTTTTAATAATGCTTGCTGGAATGATGTTCCGAGTGTTCCAAAGTTCTTTTCGCTCATTGTTTTATTTTTTGTTTATTATAGTTGATATGTTAAATAAGTTGTTTCCAAATCCCTAGAAGATAAAATAGCGGTAAGGTCCGCCAAATATCTTTTCAGGTGGGGACGAATGTCTACCGTATACCTCACCTTTGGATGGAAGAAGTATGCGGGAAACTGTCTTTGAATAAATACATCGTCTCCTATCTTAATTTCGAGCAAAAAGTTTTCTTTTTCCACGTCTTCGTTAGGTTCTGCACTATCCAAACCGTAAAAATAATCACGATTTTCATTTAGATAATCCAAAGTTTTTGATTTCAAATCATACTCGATTTCTTCACAAATATTTTTTACATAGTAGTGCATGTCTAGCGAGCGACGAGATTTTGAGTTGTGTCCTTTTACGTTAAAATAACGTTGTACGACGATGTTTCCTTCAAGAGTTAAAAGGAATTCAAATTTAGTTAAATCTTGATTAGTCATTGGTTTTAATTTTAATGATTTTTTTATTTTTTTCTTTTCTGGTTAATCTGAGGAATGGATTTAGGAAATTAATCCAAGCGTCATCTGATTTAGGGAGTAGGAGAAAAATTCCGTCCTCCATCATCATCTTCATAGTATTCTTGTATGAACGTCCTTCGGGGTCAAGGGGGTCGGTTATTAAAGAGTTTATTGCCTCCTTCGCCTCGTCTGTTAAGAATGGGTCATCAAGACTTACAATTCGATTGTTAACATCAAAAAACTCTTCACCTAAAACCCCATATTTGGTCACTCCCGTGAGCAAATTGGTTACGAGACGATTATCCTTATCTTCTTCGAAAAGGTTGTTAAAACGTTCTCTAATGAATTCTAATGTGATTGCTTCGGTCCTTAGTTCGGGTACCATTGTGAGTAATCTTCTAACACCCAAGTTTTTGATACCTGCAATGTTGTCAGATGGGTCACCACATAACATCTTGACCAATTTGATGTTTTCTATTCGTATCTCTTCATGGTCATATACAAACATATCATTTGGTTGATACATTTTACTATGTGAAGGATTGAATAATCTTGTATTTTCTGAAACGAGTTGAGTCAGGTCACCGTCGGATGAATATATGATGATATTCTCTTTTGGTGAGTTTTGTGAGTAGTATGCAATCGAATCATCGGTTTCACAATAATCATACTCACCCTGTCTAACGAATAACTCCTCAAGGTACTGTTTTACCCTATTTCGTTGTTGTCCGTATGCATGAACCTGTTCTTCGGTTCTAACTCGTTCTCTTCTATTTTCTTTATATTGATGGTAGTATCTCTTGCGAGATGAGGAACCTTCTTTTCCATCCCAAAAAACGACGACTTTGTCTAATCTGTGGACCTCAATCGACCTGCGTAGGGTATTGATAAAGTGGTATAACCCACCAATGTGATTACCCTTATGAAAGTGATTTTTAAGTCCAAAAAAACCAATGGTCAATAAGTTGTCTCCATCGACCAATAAAACATTAGACATTGCGTCTTTTACTATTATTTGTTAAACAATCAATCTTCTGTGTCTTCGTCAGGTATTGGTTCGAACTTGATGTCAGTTACACTCGACACCGTCTCTCCAAATAATTTACTGATATAATCAAGGTGTTCTTTGATGTAAAGTTCTCTTGATACCTTTTCTTCTGCCGGCTCTTTTGCCTTCATAAAACCATGAGGTGTAACCATAATCTTACCGTCACCAAATTGAATACCGTTAACGTGATTTTTCATAACGGTAATCTTACTTCTTGTTGCGATAGTAATGGTTCTCTTATTCCTTGTGATTGGAATTTTGGTGGTTCCCGCATTTTTCTCGTTACCGAAACGGAATACCAATGTTGAGTTCAACCATACTGATTCACCACCTTTTGCTTTAATTTTCGGTTGTTCGTATGGGTTACTTGGTAATTCTACCCATGGTTGGTTTACAATTACAAGTGTATTTGTGTGAGGTTTATCAGACCTTCTTGAACCTGAGATACGTTGGTTGATACCCATACCAATTTTATCTGATAGTACAGATGCATTGTGTTGTTTACCACCTTTACCTTCCCATGTCATCTTACAAGGTACTGAACCAACTGAATCCCACAAGAATAATAAATCATAAGGAATGTCACCCTTTTCTTGTGCATCAATCATTTCATTGATGAAATCTGTGATTTGTTCGATGTATTCAAAATCATTTCTGAAGATGAAGTCACCTGTAAATGTAATTTCACCTGTTGATGGGTCAACTTCTTCTTGTACAGGAATACCCATAATATTTGCGTGGTCAAACGCAAACTTTTGTTCAGTAATAATGAACACAGGTAAGATTCCCTTTTTGATTGCATCTGCCGCTGCTGATAATAATGCGGTTGTTTTACCCGTATCTGAGTGACCTAAGAACATATTGATATGTCCAAGAGCGGGACCCGGTAAACCCGTTGCATCCAAAAACGCATCACCCAAATCCAAAAACCTATCAGGTTTGTAGGTCATTTTACTTGAGTACTTGGATGTTATACTCGAAATTGAAAAATCTTTTTTCTTAATTGCCATATTGATATTTTTTAAAAAGGAACACCCTCAAGGACAAAATGTCCAAGAGAGTGTCCTTGAGGTTTTTTAGAACGGTAAATCGTCATCAGTTTCTGCGTCGTCCTGAGGGTCAACCACAGGAGTAGCGGGTGAAACATTAGCCGGAGGTGGCATCAATGTAGTTTCTTCTTCTGAATTAGAAACCCATTTTTTGTTTTCTGAATCCCATTTAGGAACTTCACCTTTGGCAATCATTTCCAAGTACTCTTCAGGTTTTTTGGAATAAACATCAGCCCAAGTCAATTCATCATTAACCCATGATTGTGCAACACTACTATCTGTATGTAGTGGAGATGCATCTTCAGGGATGATGGATGTGATTGTGGTATACTCACGACCATTACCTGCTTTGGTTAAACCCAAAGTGATAATAAGGTCACGACCTGTGTTCATTTCAGTGATGTCACCTTTGTTTTTGAAAAGTGGGGAGATTTTGTCAAGGATTCCCTCTCCTTTACTGTTGTGTTTAAAACGCCAGAACTTCACTCCGTCCTGTTCGTTTTCTCTATCAATAACTTTTACAATGTAGAACTTACGAGCTCTGTATTGACGAGCAAGAACCTTATCTGATTCCAAACCTGTCATCATAAGTGCGTCATATACCTCGTTTAAAGGTGAACGCTTTCCTTCTTGTTTAGGGTCATATAATTTAACCCAATTTCCATCTACTTGTACTTCGTGGTAATAAACTTCCTTAAAAGGAGAACCACCATCGGTAGTAGGGAGGATACGAATACGTTTTTCACCACTACGAGCACCTTTTGGTAAAAGGGTGGTGAAGTATTTCTTTAATCGGTCTTCTTGCGAAACCTTGTTTGCATTGTTGCCGCCAGCGGCTTGTTTGTTTTTTTCGTACTGAGCCAGTACTGCATCAAATGTTGACATAAATCTTAATTTTAAGTTGTTATAAGTAAAGTATAAGAAAAAAAAACCGGATTACAAAATCCGGTCTTAAAGTTTTTCAAAAATGTTTTGTGGAGTATTACTCTAATGTAAGAAGATACAAAAGTTTATTCAATAAACCAAGCATCTCGTCTTTTAAATTTAAAAGGTCAGTATCTCTTTTAGGGTCTAAATCTTCTGAAAACTCAACTAATGCATCAACACAAACCGAAATCATATCTTTCGGATTCATATCTGATAAATTTATAAGTTTTATATTATTTGTTTCTTCATCTAAAACAAACCTTCCGTATTTTCCCATCGCAATTTCAACAAATTCATCTATTAAATCTGTTAAATCACCATAAGCATTACCAAATGCTTCGTGACGGGCAACTCCTTTAGTTTGCCAATGATTAATCTTTAATTGAAGATGTAAACCTAATAAGAAGTTTACTTTAGAAGCTAAATTCATCTTGTTCTTCGTTTGGGTTGAACGTGTCTCTTATTGTTTCTTGTGAATAATTTTGAATGTCGTCTTTTGTTAAAACATACTCATTCTTACCACTTGCTCTCATCTCACCTTGTTTTTGTGCGAAGAACTGTTGTGGGTTTTGGTTAAATGGGTATGAATCCAATGAACGCATTTGTAATCTTTCTTCAGGACTTGGTTCTTTAACTTGTTCGATTTTATTACCTAACTCGTCAATTTTAGCCATTACCATATCCATGTTAGCCAATTTCTGTTCCAAATCATTCAATTTGGTGAAGACATCATCCATTTTAGTTATTACTCCTTGGTGTTCACTCTTAGAATCGTCAAGGTCGTTCTTAATAGATTTGGTCATATTAACTAAATCTGTGATATCCAATTCTTCGGTATCAGATTCTGCCGGTACTTCAGGTGCCGGTGCTCCCATTTCAGGTGCGGCTCCCTCTGCCGGTGGTGGTAATTCACCTGCCGGTGCTTCCATTCCCGGTTCAGCCGGTGCTTCGGGTGCTGGAGGTAACTCCTGCTCGTTCATAAGTTTTCTTGCGTACTTATTGATTTGATTAAATCGAGCAACCTCTTCTAAAAGTTTGTTTTCCAATTCCATAGTATTAATCTTGTAATAATTGTCTTCCGTCTTCGGTTATGAATTTTTTATTGATTCTTTCAACAATACCATCCTTACTTCTGATGATATAACATTCACCAGTTTTAAGGTCACACTCTTCTCTTTCCATACCATCGTTAGAAACGTTTTTTACGTTCTTCGGTGCCATGTAGTTGTTAAGAGCACTATTTAATTTTTCGTTGTTCATAGTATTTTCTTTTATAAATATCCAAGAAATGGTAAAATCCATGAAAAAACCACCGCTCTTATCAATAAATAACTCAAACAAGAAATATTCAACTGCCACATAATCATGGTTATTTCATCAACAATACTTTCTATTGGGTTTTTTCTTACATAGAAGTATCTAAAAAGAACTACCCACATTGAAATAGTTAGAAATGCGGTCAATGTCATGACATTTTGAAGTATATCACTTCACCTTCGTGGATACCTAATTCTGACATTAAAGCCGGTGACATACCCATACCATACCCATCTACTTTTGGTCCAACAGAAATTGGTCCCTGTACCGTAATGGGTCCGAGATTGACATCTAATTGGTAATTGGGATTAAGTGTCAACGTTTTATCATTCTTAGGGTTTTTAAATGTTGTTTTTGCGGTTCTAATCTTAGATGCACTTGCGGTACCAAGTTGGAACTTAGTATTATAGAACTTCATATTTGAACCACTAACATCTCCCCATTTAACCCCTTCTGCGATATTGAATGTCGTACCACTTTCAATTGGGTATTTTTCTCCACCCATTTTAACTACAACTGCCCTTAACCAAGTATCACCATTATCCACTTTTTGAATTGCGGGTTCATTATTGTATCCGTTATATGGTACACCAAATTCAGTAATACCCACCTTTGGTGTTGTTTTAGTAATCTCTTCACCCGGTACAGAAACTGAACCCATATCGGTGATATAAGATACACCATTATAAACAACAGGTTTTTGTGTGCCCGTTTTTGTTGACTCTTGTTGTTTAAGTATCGCCTTAGCTTTACTTGTCATTTTATCAAATAGTACGCGGTAACTCGCAATAAAGGAATCTTTAGGGTCAGGTAATGACGTGTATGGGATTCTTG